CGTCAAACCTAGTATAATCAGTATCCACGAACCCATTACTCGCCATTCCCATGATGATGTTCATAACATCTTCTGGGGTCTTTCCAGGCCCATACCATTTATGTTGCTTCAACACCTGTTTCTTGAACGGTATTGTTATTGCAGACATCATAATAGTAAAAGCTGCTTTCATCTGTGTTATAATCCTCGGATCATTCGGTTCGGGATAAGCTTCTCCCTTCAGGAAACTGGATAAACTATTTTCAGGGCTCACGCCCAAAGCATCAAAAACCATGTTCGCTCTAGCTTTCTGAGCTGCTTTATTCTGAATCTCCAAGACCTCTTCAATATCCATCGGTCTGACTACTCCCTCTTCAGGAACTACTGCATTGACAAAATCATCAACTAGACCTTTTATCTCAGCTGAGGGTGTTGTATAATTAATATACTTTGTAACACGCCCTTGTATTGCTGCTAAGTCATTATTGATATTTTTAGCTGGCGCTGTCGCTGGATTTTCAACTAATGGCGTTGTTATCAAGTCAGCTACCGGCTTATTTTCGTCATACACTTGGGGTCCTAAAGCCGCAAACGTGGTAGGTATAGTTGATGTCGAGACAACATTATCAGGCAAATACCAAATCCAAGAATATACTTGGTCCAGTAGTGCTGCAGTTATCTTAGGATTTTCTAGATATTTAGGCAATTGCTTCTCACCCATATCTTTCAATTTCCTTCTAAGTTCTTTCATCAACTTATAATCACGCTTGGTCTCTTCGTCTTTGAGTTTCAATTCGATCTTATGCCTGGCATCATTATGTTTCTTAACAATTTCAGTTTGTAGTGATGCCTCATGTAATAACATGGTTTCAATGTCAGGGAGGGTTGGCGTCGTAGTCTTTTTCTTATGCAATTTATGATGAATTGCCACAAACATCTTAGCTGGCATTTCAACACTATGTACAGTATAGTTCATGCTCAAAGAAACAACATCTGTGATGTGTTCATATGTCATGTTGACATTACCGTAAGTGAATTCTCGATATTTCAATCCATCATCATAAGCCACATGATGGTAACATGGCCAGGGTGTGCTAGTTCTTGGCATCAGAAACACAATACGTCTATCTGGAAAACCTTCGATTTCTTTCTGAGTGATGTCATAAGTCAACAATGATCCATCATCATCAACTATTG